CCCCTATTATATTAATTTAGTATATATTAAGCTAAAGTAAAATCAAAGGAAGAAACTCCTTCAATTTCTGATCGCTTAACAACAAGAAGACTTCGATCTGGTTTAGATATAATCACCTTGTGAAGTTCAAAAACATCACCAGTCATCATTCCAGAACGTAGTTTCATTGCTTTCTGTGATTCAAAATCACGGAAAGATGCCACTAAACGCTTTGAGCTGCCTTGTTTTTTATAAATAAAGGTAACAAGTTCCCAACTAGATTCACTTGAGAATTGAGCATCAGCTGCTACTTTTGGTAGTGCTTTTACCATATCCTTGGTCATTTCAACTAAAACGGATTGACCTGGAATTGGTTGAGTTGCAGAAACTAATGCTTTATCTACAGTGACGTTATTTTCTGAAGTTCCAAGTGGAACATAAAAACCAGTGTTTCCTCTTCCACCACTAACTTTATTTACGTTATTACGAACAACAATTCCTTCTTGACGGCAACGTATTGCAAAGTTAGCAAAAACGGTATTCGGTTCCCCAGCACCAAAAATACCATCAATTTCGTTATTTTCAACTAATCCACCAAAGGATTCAATTGTAACAGCAGAATTGAACATTGATTTGTTACCAGTAGCACTAATAACAGCACCAGATTGACCTTTAATCAAATTGTTTTTAAAGGTGAGGTTTTTGAAGTTATTATTTTGTGGTGTAGTATTTGTTCCAATGTAAACAAAGTTTCTTGCAACGTTTGGTACAGAATACGCAATATTAACTACAGTAAAACTAATTGTTTGCCCAACAGTTCCAGAAATAAGTTTATTAATTGTAACGTTATTTCCAGACACAGATTGAACCTGCCCCTGACTAGTCCAAGCAGATGAAGTCATTGAACCACCAACAACAATACCTCTTGTGCTTCCTACTTGTATAACAGATTGAGCACCAATCGAAACAATGGTTGCGTTTGCTGTAAAAGTGCTGAATCCAGGCACATCTGCTGGTTCGCTACCAACGAATGTTTTTCCATCGAAAACGCAGTTTTGTATTACTCCATTATCTGAAAGGGTTGTACCACCAGACATAACAGCAGAGTCACCATTCGCAGTGAATCTACAATTTTCAATTAAGAAATTAAGATATCCACTACCACTAGAGTTACCAAAACCTAAAGCAGCACCTTCCTGCCCAACGCTTCCGTCAAATCCAATAGCGGTTAAATTACGAATAACCATTCCATTTGAATTTTGAGTAAAAGCAATGGTAGCGGGGACGCTGCTGGTATTTATCGTCTGTGTAATTGATACGTTTGTTCTTGCTGCTTTAAAGCTAAAAACAACTTTTGAACCAGTTGCACTGACAGGAGTTGATAGTGTAATGACCTTAGTAGTAGCATTAATAGCAGAAATAACCGATTCAACGCCACTCCCTACAATTTTTTGTCCAACAACAATACCAGTAACACTTGGTAGTGTGATTGTTGTACTTCCTTGTGTTACGTTTGCAGCTAATTTAAAAGACAATACAACACCTGATCCACCAGCAGAAGTTGCTGCATCTAAAGTGATAACCCTAGTGGTTGCATTGATTGCTGTAATATAAGCATTAACACCAACACCTTCTACTTTCATTCCAACAACAAGACTTGTTGTGTTTGGTAATGTAATTGTTGTTACACCAGAAGCAACTGTTGTTGTTTTAGAAACAACAGTAGGATCTGCCGAAGCTACTGTGGGCAATGATACGCGGAATTGTGTTGCGCTAATAATTTGCGAAACCCGCGATCCAGATGTAATATTAGTTCCACTTACTGATTTACCACGAACTAAAGCGGCAGTTGATGAAACTGTTATAACATCTTCTCCTGAAAAGAAAGAAGAACCAGTAAGAACATCATTTGCTAGTTTGCCTTGAAGAACGGTAAGATCTTTTCCAGCACCTTGCATTGTTATGGTTTTACCCATAAAATCAATGTTTTCGTTCCAAGTACCTTCGCCGATATTAACAATATCACCAGTAACTGCATCGTAAATAGCAGACTGGATTTGTGTGTGGGTTCCAGACCCATCTTTTTTTACATAAAATGTAGACATATTTTTTTTCCTTTTTATTTAACCGATCTGGAATTAGATCGTTATATAAGAAGCAAAGGGGCTAGTGATTTCTCACCAGCCCCTAAGCTAAACTAAACTGCTAAGTTATTAGCTAACTTGGCAATCTTCGCTCTCAATTTCAACAGGGAGAGCTTGTCCTGAGTTCTTACCTTTAAGGTCAACGGCGCGAGCCTTTTTAACCGTAATTTCAGAAGTTTTTGCAGCAACGCGAAGACCAACGGCCTTTTCTTTGCCTTCAAGAGCTTCAGCACGAACGTTTTCAACTGATACGTCGGATGACTTACCGCGAATTTCAACGCCAGCAATCATGCTACCTGATTTACTGTCTGCAACAAGAACATCTTCAATAGATCCATCGGTACATCCGTTAATGGAAACACCGCGAATTTTATGAACACCTGATTCTGGTTCAGACTCTTCATTGACACCGAATGCAACTTGTTGTGCATCCGAGCCTAGAGACTTAATAGAATCTTTTGCATCAGCAGTCTGGTGATCTTTAATCACAACGCGCTCAACGCTGAATCCAGCGGCACTGTCAATACGAACACCGAAAGAACCTTTATGAACGTGATGTTGTCCATCGAGGTTACGAACGAGTTTGTAGGTGACTGGACCACTTCCTGAACCGAATCCGAGTAGAGAAGCGCACTGTTCATAAGTAACAGGAGTTTCGCTGTCGGCAGTTACAAGAGCTAAAGTTTCAGAGTTAACAAGTTTTAGCTTGAAGAGACTGTCGCTTAGATCTGGCAATAGAGCTGCTGAGTAAGCAACGGTTTGACGACGATCAGTTCTAGCTGCTGCTTGTTCAAGAATTTTATCTTTGTCGATAGACAAAGATCCATCTGCTTTTTCAAGCCAAGGATAAATTTCACCATAGCCATAATAAGTGCCGTCATCTTGGAAAATATCTCCCTGATAACCACCTTTTAGACCAACGTGGTTAGCAGTAAGAGCACCAAGAGCACTCATCATTGATTTACGAAGTGCAAGAACACCGATATCAATGTTTGAATTATCAACGCCACCTAGCTGTGCTTGTGGAATCGCTCCGGTGAAGTACTTTTTAAGTAATTGCGCTGCTTCAACTGCGGCAAGACCAGCTTCAACAACATCGTTTCCTTTGTACAATCCGCTTGCTTTTTTAGCGGTCCATGCAGAAGAACCACCAGCTGCAACATAGTTAGCTACAGCTTTAGCTGCTGTATCAAATGAGTCTACTGGTTTTGCTTCGGCAGCATATGCTTTTGCAACAGATTCAATCGCTTCTTTTGAAAGAAGGAGTGTTGCTGGTGCCATAGAAGCTGCATCAGATTGAGCATTAGTGTATCCAAATGGACGCAATCCGTTTCCATTAAAGGTTTTGTTAAATCCCTTTCCTGGGGCAGCAATTGCAATTGTTTCCATTGGAGCAAGATGCATTCCACTGAAAGTACAATCAAGAATATAAATATCTTGAACAGTACCGCCGCGAGAAGACGCTAGAGGACCAACGCCTTCGGAACTAGACCCAACACGGAAACCATAAGAAACAGAGTCAGGATAACGGAATCCATCTGATGTTCTTGGGTTTTGTGCAATAAGGTTAGTAGAACGTGGAATCTGTGCAACACTTGTCATTTGCTGTAAACCGTTCATAGCAAGACCAGCGCGATTAGCTCCAGCAACGTTTAATGCATTGTGGCCAGTGTTAACTTGAATGTAAGTGTCATCGGCAGATTTCATTGATTTGCGATGAGCAGCTTGCATTGCGAGAAGGGCTTTACGAACACCAGCTGCTTGAGCAGAAGGAACACCTGCTGTAACAAGTTCAGCTTCTGATTTAATTACAGGATAACGTGTTGTTTTCCCGTTTCCGAAAGTATCGGTTGCACCGCTCGCGATTGAATCCCACTTCATCCAAGGACAAGCTAATGCCCCAGAGGTTGCCCAAGTTGAAGGACGTTCAAAATAACCAAGCATAATTTCTACGTTAGCTAACTGTGCATAGTGAGAAAGCGCCATAGAGCTGTTTGAAACTGCTTTATTGAGCATTTCTTGATGAACATCTTTAAAAACAATCTGTGAAGAATCGTTAAAAATTGCTGTTCCGAAATATGAACCTTGGTTAACAGTTGAAGCGTTTCCTGAAGAAATACCTTCAACTAAGAGCCCTTTTACAAAATGGCCGCGAATAGCAAAGTGGTTGTTACGAGCGAGTCGTCCAACACCAGTTGAGCTATAGATGTGAGCATTTTGAGCACCTTTTGATGAAAGACCAGCAAAGTGACCATCTGATAAGTCAATGATTGAGCTAAAAGCGGCAACTCGATTTGGACGCTCGTGCGCACCAATACTAAAACCAGCTAAATCAATAACTTGATCCTTACCCCACATACGAATCTCAGAGTTTACCCCAAGAAGCATGATTGGTTGTCTAGATGCATCGGTAGTAGACCAAAGAGACACTGGATCTTTAAGATACTCAACATCACCGCGATAGTTAACGGGTTTTGCAAATCCACGGTGAGAAAGTGACTCTTGTTCAACTGTACCAGGGAGTGCGTGAACTAATCCTGTATTTTGAACGCCGTTTAAAGTGCTGTTTGCCGCTTGAAAGCCAGGGAAAATAGCGTTACGAATAGCGTTAACAATATCGCCCATTAGTTTTAATTGACAAGGAACTTCACCAAGAATAACAGTTCCCCAACGAAGTGCAGCATCGTCAGCGAATAGTAGAACTGTTTTTCCAGAAGCACGCTTTTTAAGCGCATCCATCATTGTTCCAGAAGGAATTCCGTCTGCGATGTTGGCTGCTTTAATAGAAGCAAGGTCAAGAACAACGCGAGTACCAATAACAGTACCATCTTCGCGATGATCGGGAACGCGAGTTTCGCGACGACCATTGTTAGCAACAAGTGCTCCACCAACAGCAGCTGGTGCTGTTGATGAACCTGGCGCTCCACCAACAGGAATCAACCCAATTGCTTCGTCGAAACGAATTGTGCCACCTGCTTCATATTTTTTTACAAGACGCTCGCGCTCTGCTTTTAGTTTTTGATAGAGTGCTTCGCCTTTTAATTTTGATTTACTCATAGTATACCTTTCGATAGTTTATTTTATTATAATAAAAAATGGAGATGTGTGGCTAATGTTATTAAACACACACCCCCATTACAAAGTTGTTAATTCTTACGAACGAACATCTTTTAAATACCTTACACGTAGTTTGTCACCAAGTGCAAGTGCTTCTGCTTCTCCTTGTAACATAGAGCCAGCAAAAGTTAATCTTGTTTTTCCGTTCATGACAGAAACTTCATAATCTTCACCTTCAAGCATCATTAAACGATCAATTGAGAAAACAATTGACATTGAGAATGCTTTATGGCTAAGTTCAATGTAGTTATTTGCAATAGTTTGTGAAGAAACCATGAAGGAATCAACAGCAAAACGACCACCGAAATCATCAGCAAGACTTTCTGCGTATTGTTTTGCTTCCTGTTTAGCAGCAGCAATATAACCAGTGACAGAAGTAGCAAAATTTTCATCATTACCAAGAGCTTCTGCTAACTCACGAAGAGTATCGAGCATCTCTGGCGCAGAATCAATAACCGCTGCTACTTTTTGATTGGTGTATTCTTTAGATTCAAAAAGAACGCGACTGTCTTCAGAAGCACGTAATGCTTCTTCTGCATCAATTTCATATTGAAGTTGAGCTTCACGAGCCATCGCACGAGTTTCTTCTGCAAGAACTTCAGCGTCGGTGTATACTTTAGATTCAGAAAGAACACGAATATCTTCGCTTGCACGAAGTAGTTCTTCAGCATCAATTTCAGATTGAAGTAAAGCTTCAACACCCATTGCTCGTGTTTTTTCAGCATCGGTATAAGTTTTAGCTTCACCAAGAACACGAATATCTTCAGAAGCACGAAGTGTTGCTTCTGCTGAATCAGCGGCAATACGTGCAGCGGTTTCAGCAGCTTCAGCTGCCATTGCGCGAGTTTTTTCAGCATCAGTGTATGCTTTAGCTTCACCAAGAACTCTTACATCTTCGCTTGCACGAAGAGCCGCTTCAGCAGCTTCAGCTGCCATCGCACGAGTTTCTTCTGCGTTAACATCAGAAATACGATCTACAATTTCTTGATCTAAGTCAAATCGTAATTCTTGTGCATAACCATCTAAATCGTCAAGATCTAGTCTGATTGCAGCATCAGCAGCAGCAAATTCAGAACGAATTGCAGCTTCTTGTGCCATTGCACGAGCTTTTTCGACATCAGTGTATGCTTTAGCTTCACCAAGAACTCTTACATCTTCAGAAGCACGGAGGAGTTCTTCGGCATCAATTTCAGATTGAAGCTGGGCTTCACGAGCCATTGCACGAACTTCTTCAGCATCAATTTCGGATTGAAGTTGAGCTTCACGAGCCATCGCACGTGATTCTTCAGCATCAATGTCTGACTGAAGTCCAGCTTCAGCTGCCATTGCACGAGCTTTTTCAGCGTCGGTGTATGCCATTGCATCAGATTCAGCTTTAGCAATTGACCCTTCACCAGTTCCTTCTATAACATCTAAACGAGTTTCATGATCGTATAGTTGTGATAAAATTTGTGAGGTTGCAGTTTGATCTGAAGCAATATACTCAGCAATTTCACGAAGAGTATTATACGCTTCGGGAGCGGCATCAATAACAGACGCAATGCTCATGTCTGTGTATGCTTTAGATTCACTTAATACACGGGCATCTTCAGATTCACGAGTTAAAGCTTCAGCAGCTTCAGCAGCCATTGCACGAACTTTTTCTTCGTCAGTATATGCTTTAGCTTCACCGAGAACCCGAATGTCTTCAGAAGCACGTAATTCTTCTTCTGCATCAATTTCAGATTGAAGTGCTTCTTCTGCAAGCTGTGCTCGGGATTCCTCTGTCCAAATTTGTTCTTGAAGATATTGCTCGGCTGCCATTGCACGAACTTTTTCTTCGTCAGTATACAATTTAGCTTCACTTAATACACGAATATCTTCAGAAGCGCGAGTTGTAATTTCTTGCTCTATATCAAAATGTAATTCGTCAAGACCTAGTCTGATTTCAGCATCAGCAGCTGCAAATTCAGAACGAATTGCCGCTTCTTGCACCATTGCACGATATTCTTCATTAAGAACTATTTGATTGGTGTAAGTTTTAGATTCAGATAATACACGAACGTCTTCAGACGCACGAAGTTCTGCTTCAGCAGCTTCAGCTGCCATTGCGCGAGTTTTTTCTGCGTCAGTATATAATTTAGACTCAGAAAGAACGCGAGCATCTTCAGAAGTTCGAGTTGCAATTTCAGAATCTAGATCATCACGAAGCAATTGATCAGCAGCTTCTCTAGCTGTTTTTTCAACTAAATCAGCAGCAGCAAAGTCATAACGAATGTCGGCATCTTCCGCAGAACGGATTGCTGCTTCTTCTGAAACTTTTTCGTCTGTATAATCTTTAGATTCTAGTAAAACCAAAGCATCAGCAGCTGCAAATTCTCCACGAATTGCAGAGTCTGCATCTTCACGAGCAGCTTGTTCAGCGGCATCAGCGGCTGCACGAGCAAGAGCTTCTGCTGCATCAGCAGCTGCACGAGCAAGAGCTTCTGCTGCATCACCAGCATCAACATAAGATTTTCTTGCCAATTCATTTGCATGAGTTGGGTCATAAGAAACTCTTGGCATCTCTAGAAGTTGGAATTTATTATCAGAATCTAGTTTAAATAAAGCAGCTTCAGAACCATCTACTTTAAGTGCTTTAAATGAATCTTCATTTAAAAATAAGACTTTAGAACCATCTACGCTCTGCGAACGTAAAAACTTCTTTTTGATTTGAATACTCATATTTTCTCCTTTTATGAGCTTTAAATACACCACTCCCTTGAATAGAAACATCCAAAGGAGAAATATATATTATTTGATTAATTGTGGTCGTATATAATGCGTATTTTATCGTCTATTCCAGCAACATAATCATAATCAAAGCCATCCCACTTTAATTCGTTGCCTTCTACAATAAAATCAACGCCAAAAAAAAGGGCACCACCACCCTCTTTAATATCTACCTGCACAAATTGGGGGTTGATTGGGGTTTTGTCAAGAACTATTTTTTTAGCCATTAATTCCGCCGAAGTTACAATAACATATTGAATTCTTCGAGCGTTATTTTTTAATAAATATTGTGGATGGGGGTTTGCTGTTGTCATGTGCTCTAGTAACACAACTTCACTATTTGAAAGGAGTGTTTCTAAACCAGCATCGTTTTTAGAATAAACAAGTCCATCTGCTTTTGCATAAATTGTAACTTTATTTGTAAGAGGTGTTTCTGGAACTGCTGTTGTTTTTTGTAAAATAATTTGGCTCATTATATAACCTCTACAATTCCATTAATGCCAACTTCAACATTACCCGTTTCATTCATGTCAATATAACCATTCACTGTAACGGTTCCAACATTTAATGTGATTTTAGTTGTTAAAATAAATTCATCAAAATTTGCAGTAACGGGTGGAAGCGGTTGTTCTCTAAATGTTAATTCTGTTGTTGCTGGGTCGTATTGTAATAATAACATATTAAGTAACCGTTAAACTGGCAATTTCTCTTTTTGTACCATCGACATATGTTACTGTAACAACTGCAACAATTTCACCAGCCGACCCACCTCTTTTATATGTATATGTGGATGTAGTTGATGTGTGTATCCCATTAAAATAATCAAAGGATTCTTTAACTAAGCCATTGCTAACTTTTAAAGAATTATCAACTGCTACATCAGCAAAACGTGTACCATTTCCTATTTTAACAGAATCGGTTTGATGATCAACAGCAACTTCAACTGAACCAACAACAACTGTTGCCTCTGTTGTGGTCCGCAAAGCTCCTGTTGTATCATCGAATGCATGTTGTAATACTTGAGCGGAGTCTAATCTAGAAGGAGATGGTTTGTTACTTGGCATAATCTACCATTGAATTATTATTGTAACATTTGGTCTGCTGTAACCGGCATATTCTCAAATGGAGGGGGCGGAGATGGCACACCTGGAACTTGTAATTGTTGGCCGGTTGCGGCTTGCACAGTTTCACCAGCTTGAACATTACCACCTTGTGTTTGCATCATTTGTTGCATTTGTGAATTTTGAATTGATTGATTTGATGGCATTTCTTGTCCAGCTAATGGTCCTTGTTGCATACCAATAGGAGGAAGGGGTTGCTCTCCAACAAGTTGTAATAATGCTGGATCTGTTTCTCTTAATGAATTTAAATGTTTTTCAATGTGTTCTAAAACAAGACGAACAAGATCCGGGTCGCGGCGTAGATCTGGATCGGAAAGAACCGCTTTGTGTTCGTTAATATGAAGACGATGTTTGTCTAAAGGAGAAACCAAAACTTCTCTTCCTTCTAACATCTGCTCGTTTTCTGATTTAATTAAAAGCAATTCATTCATTTCACCTTCAAACATAGTTTCAATCTTACCTGTGTTAATTACTTGAAAATATTGTTCGGGTGATTTAATAAGATTCATTTGTAGCATTTGTTCAGCCATTTGAACTCGACCGGCAGTTGTTCGAGAAAGAGGGTTACCAACATCAACAACAACGCGATTAATTGCGGAAATTTGTTCGCCTGTAAATTCTTTTAAAAGTGGGCGGTTGTTTTTACCAACCAAAGCAATAACTTTAGGAGTCGTTGCAAAGTCTTTTAAAATTTGAATGATTGCAGTTCCAACATCCTCAATAAGTTTTACATAACTTTGTTGAAGACCTGAAATATATTGCAATGACATTGATTGAACAAGTGCAAGTGCTGTACCCGATTTAAGAGAAGCTTCAGGATTTCCACGAGTTACACTATTAACACCCGAAATAGTTTCAGCTGACTGAATTAACATATTTAAAAAGTTAAATACTTCTGGTGGAGTTGATGTTAATTGAAGCGGTTCAGGACGAGCGTTACCTTCAATAATGTTCATCGCACCATCTAATGTATTAACTGCAATATCAGCACCGCGAGGAACGAATAAATTTTGAACACCAAAGGCGTTTTGGTTGGTCATAATTGTGCTGTAAAGCGAGTTAATACCTTCTTGAATAGGAAAGATATCAAACATCGGAGTATAACCGTATGGTGTGCCCATAATCTCACGAGGAGTAATACGGAAAACAGGTAGAACACGGTACGGCATTTTTGTGTCTAATAAAACAATCTCCGAATCAACGAAAAGCATGTACCGACCGTCTGGCATTGCTTCTGTTCGCTTATGATAAAATTCATATACCGGAATATCGTCGGTTTCATCGTTGCTAAATACAGCCAAACGATACACTGCGCTTTGGTTTTTAGGTTTTACACCAAGAAGTTTTTCTTTTAACTCGGGATATTTTGCGATTAAATTATAACGATTTTGAAATGAACGAGTTAAAATCCACTCGTTGTTCCAAGTCTCTTTTGTGCCGTCTACAACAACATCAAAAGGAGAAAGATTAGTGAATTCAAGCTCACCCTCATACACCATTTCACCAGTCTCAGGATCTGCGTCATATGCTTCGCCCGCAGTCGCGTTCCAATCTAGTTTAACATATCCAGAACCAAGAACAATTGCCATTTCGGTTGCTTTTTTAAGACAATCCTCAAGGTGTTTTTCACGCATATAATAATCTAAAACACCATTAGCTACATAAGTTTGTGCTAATGACTTATAATCCGTGTTTACAGCTCTAGCTTCCATCATAGGACGGTTGGCTGTAATCATTGTAAAAATGTGTTGAGCGATGTTTGCAAAATGGTTAACCGGTAACATGGTAAGTTCACCCTGTTCACCAGAAAATTCAACTCTATGGCCATATCCAAGGTCATTAGAATAAGCCCCGTGGTAGGCCCGCCACATTCTAGACATTTTCTCCAAGTAAGCGTTGGCTCTTAGAAGGTTAAAAAAGCTATCACCTTTAGCTAAAAGGATTCCCGCGCAGTCCTCTGCTTTTTTTTGAGCAAAGTAAACTTCGTCTTGTTGTTTTTGATCCATTTTAGTAAAAGGAGTATCCATTTATTCACCCACAAATAACCATAATTGCATTAGTTAAGTTTCTATACAAGTATAGTTGTTATTTTTTCTTTACGTTAAAAATAGCTCGATAAACATCGTTTGCTTGTTGGCCGTAAAAATTTTTAGGGTTATTAACATATAAATCTTTTAAATCATAATTATAATGAGCGGGATATGGATTTTTATTATAACTTACAGATCTTACAAGATATTTAGCGGCATCTACAGTATCATAATGACCATTATCAGGCGAACGAGCAAAAGTTGTTTTGGTTTCTACATTTTTCCATTTACAATTTCTTAGATGACGAATAAGGGTCTTACATTTTGGGTTTATTATAATTTTTTTAGTGGCAAGCATAACCCTAAGATTATTTAATGCAGATTCATTGTCATCTTTTTTAGCCGGAACAAACGTTAATTTATTATTAGATATACGAGTAATTTCTTGTGTAACAATATAATTAATGTCACTAACACGAGTGTGTGGAATTTTAATTTCATTACTTATAGGATTAGTCCAAAGTTCAATTTCTTTTTTAAGAATTTTTTCAGTTAAATCTGGTAGTTGTAATTCTTTTCCACTTAAAACTATTTCATCTTCAAAAATTATTTTATCTGCTTTAAAATCATAATAAGCGAATAAAACAGCAGTTAAGTCTTTGTACCCAAGATCCATTGCAACATATGTATCGTAAAATGGTGGTTTGGGCCACTCTTTAATAATTTCTTTTTCTAACTCAACCGTGAATTCTGGGAATAAAACATTTTCTTCTTCTCGAATAACTTCACAAAGATATTCACGTCTAAACTGAGGAGAGTTTTCTCCACCCATTTCTTTAATTGCACGATCAATTTGTTCTTGAGCAAGCATTGGGTTATCAAAAATTGTTTTTTTAGTAAGAGTTGAGTTTAATTCAGCTTGTTCGATAAACTCATAAAAGTCATGATCTGAGTCTGTTGGGGGTGTGGAAGCTAGGATAATTTTACCACCAGTATGCATTAGAGTTGGTAATAAAATAGATTTAACAATGTGTTTTAAATTATCACAGAAGCCAGCCTCATCTACAAGAACAAGATCAGACTTTTGACCCCGTAGGCGTTCGTAGTGTTTGTTATCACTACCGGCTAACTGAATAGAACTTCCATTAGAAAAATGGTATGTAAATTTACTTTCAATATATGTTGGCTTTAAATGCTCGGGACAGTCTTCTAAAAGCATTTTAAAAATAGGATCAAATATGTTTTTAGCGTGAAGCTTAGTGTCAGTTAGAAGCTTTACAATGGAGTTTGATTTACGAAGACATTGCTCTAAAGCGATAAGAGCAAGAGCCACAGATTTACCACTCTGACGAGCTAATAGCCATACAAGGGTAGCATTATCATCTGCGTCATTAAAGATTTTACGCATGTCTTTTTGAACAGCGTGACATTTCCAAGACAGTTCGCCCCGAGCCCAAAGCTCAGCAACCGCATCTTTTTTGCTTATTTTATTTTTAAGAGAATGTTCCTTGCTCATTATCTAACATTTTTAATAGATCGTCGTTATTCATTTTTTGTGTTTGAATTGATATAGACGAGCTAGAACCTTTTGATAAAAGTATTTTTGTAAATATTTCAACGCGCTTTGCTTCTTCAAGAGTAAGTTCTCTATCCATTGAAATTTCTTTCATTCGGGCCAATTGAACTTTAGCAATCATTTCTTCATCAGATGATGCTTCTACTTGATAGGCAATAAAATTTTGTTTTTCTTCTTGAAGAAGTGGAGTTGATTTTTCAAGAAGATCCTTTAATTCAACATTTTCTTCTTCTAATACCTTGACTTTTCTAGATAATGATAGAATTGTTTTATATTGTGCTTCTGCGTATTTTTGCAAAGAAGCAGCATCTTTAAATTGTTCTAGCATTTTATCTATTGAGTCCATTAGAATTTAACAGCGGATCTAATCTGCTGCCCTAGCTTCATAGTTGAAACATGAGAACGTAGTTCTTCGGCTTCTTTTTTAGATTCAATGGATTGTTCTTCTAGTGTCTTTAAACGACCTATCAAAGAATTAAGAATTTTATCTTCTTCTCGATTAATCATGTATCCAGCGAATCCAGTTAAAATAGCAAACACAGGGGCGTCTTGCAAAGAAGCACCTGACATTAACATTTTTACACTAAAAGCAACAAAAAGACCAAGAGGGATATACTTAATATACTCTTTCATAGTGTTTCCTCGATGAATTTAAAAAGTGATGGTTTCGTAAGCCACTGATTTTATTTGCCTTAATATGGCGGTTGGCATTGAAGAAATCACTTCTTATAGTATAGTTGTTAATTAACAACTTTATATATGAGTGATAAAATAAAAATTAAAGATGATTATTATATTTGGAACAAAGGCGACAATCTTTGGATTAATAATTGGTTTAAAACCAAAGAATTTGAATGTAAATGTTCCAATAAAGAATGTGTAGAACAAAAAATTGCGGTTGAACTGGTTAATCGTTTAACTGAAATTAGAGACTATACAAAAAGCCCAATGAGGGTCACATCTGGGTATCGTTGTAGTAAACACCAAGAAGAAATTAGAAATAGTGGAACATCAACAGTTGTTGCTAAAAAAAGCACACACGAGCTGGGTAATGCTGCCGACATTTCTGTTTCTAGCTTAACAACATTAAATTTATTACCGATTGTAGAAAAAAAGTTTAAATCAATCGGTATTGCGAACAATTTTTTACATGTTGATCTTAGGGACGATAAAGCTCGTCGCTGGAAATATTAAGCATCATTACAAAATTGGGTCATATTTTCTTTAACCTGATCATATAAAACGTCTTCAGGTAATTGAATCAAATATGGGTTCATATAATTATCTTCTGTATCAACATGGTGTTTATCTAAAATACAATGGGTTAGTTCGTGGAACATCAATTGTTTTTTTGTTTCTAGATTAGAAATTGTCCAATAATTTTCATCAATCAATATCTCTTTGCGATGTAAATAAACGGTACACAGTCCGATATTGTCATCTGTTAATTTACTAAATCGTATAGAAAATTGATTTGGTTTTTGTATTTTATTACATTGCTCTTTTCCAAGAGCCATAAATTCTGCATAATATACATTAAGATCTTTATCAATATTATTTAATGGTATAGTAAAAAACAATATAATAGCAGAAAACCAAGCAGCTAATAACCCCATTTTAGTTCGCCTCATTTGATTTTCTTCTTGCTCTTAATTTAATCATGTTTTCATGCGAACGCTTTACGTTACAAGAACCACATACTGAACCATTCCATAATTTTCCAGTTTCATCTACTGTTTTTTTATTTTTTCCGTCCGGGTATTTTCCCGTTTCTATTCTATCTTTTAAAACTTTACAAATCTTACATATTCTTTTATTGTTTTCCATATTTATTTCTCAATTTTAAAGGCACACTCATTGTATTACACACATCCAGTTCATGTTGTTTTATTCCACCTAAAGTTAAAATAGACATTAATTCTAATATATTATTCTCATTAAGAACGTCAACAGTATCGGAATATTTCATTTCATTAAATGTGTTATTTATTTTAAAAATTTTTTTATACTTATTACCCATGTCTAGTTGTTTAATTTTTTTATTAAGTCTGTTCATTCTGATCCAGCCTCATAGTTGCATTTACAGCAGGTTAATTTATCAGTGACGGGGTGCCTTGACCAATCGTGAATTTCGTCAATTTCATGACATTTTGGGATTGGTTTTGGTTTGTTTCTATTTTCAGCAACATTTACTGCATTAAAAAACATATAACCAAGTACCATCATAAGCATAAAAATCAGCAATTCCATAATAATCTCCTAGACTTACAAGAATTTAACAACTATAACTAAAGTTGCACGTATGTGAACCTAATAAACATTACGTATCAACTACGACGAGCTTCAAACAGCGAGTCGCCGACGTTACCAATTAACGTACCGACAACATCAGTTATTCGCCACGGATTAGTGTATTCACCACTTCTATCCTTTAAAACCCAAACAAAACTACCTACCAAGCCAATAGAAAGACAAAAATCTTTTTTTGGCTTTCGTAAATTTCTTACTATATATCCATACATAACACCATCCATACCCATACAACTACACCTTATGTCTTACATTAATTAATTCTTTTGTTACATTATTTTATGTGTTTTGTATCTTTATAGAATAATGTGGTCAAAGAATTATCGGAATATATTATGTTGTTTACTTTATTGTTGGGATAGTTGGTTTGTATGAAAGACGATGCATCATCCATTTTATCGAATATACCAACAATAATTTTATCGTTACGCTTATTAACCAGTAGAACGTGTATTTTATAATCTTTTGTAACGGCTATACGAACTTTATAGGACACAATTAATCTGTTAGTGTATGGAGTATACCCAGCGGATACAAACGCTTCTATAAGCTCTACAGCACGTATCTTACGCGTTTTTATATCACACCCCCCCGATACAAGTAAAACGAATTGAAGATTGGGTAAATCACGGATTAACTTACGGCAGGAGTGAGATTTATCCTGAATTTGTGATATGTTTCTAGATACAGCTGCTAGAATATTATTACTATGAGAGATAAAGAATCGTTTATCTTTTTCATTAATAAAACCCCATACTCCGGGTTTAGAATAATCTAGTAAATCTTTTATGTTCATAAATTAACATCATATAATTGTGTCAATCAGTTTCATCCCATTTAATGATATCAACGACTTACAGAGTGACAAATTACCTTTACACTAAGACAATATACAAAATAAACCCTATTTGTTGATATAACGCACATACAGGGTGTTTCTGTAATAGTTGTTAACTAATCTAATTGTGTTTCTAGAATATATATTAAAAATTCGCGGATGGGCTTGGCTAACGCTATCGCACTCACAAAGTACCCTACCCCCCCCCTCCTCCTGGCATACTTCCTGCTACCTGCAATCCCCATACCTCAACTCAACCAGTTGAATAAACTGAACTAGTTGTGGCATGCCGTATGCAAGAAAGATTTTAGCACTAAATCGAATCGGTTGAATTTAGCCCTCTATTATATACAGGGTAGAACTAAACGGGAATGGTTTAGGTGGTGTCGAAGACCTTGACAGTGTCGATAAGTTCTACAGGGTGTTTGAATGGTGTGGCATGGGGAAGTCTAATGATATCAGGTATTTAGACGTTGGCATGGCTGCTGCAGTGATCGGTAGCATGACGATGCAGTCATGGGATAGCACTAGATTCTCTCTCTCTCCTCTAGTGTTAACTCTCTCCTCTCTCCCGAAATACCCCACGGACGGGGTATCGTTGGCGGATGGTTCCCGCTAACCTGACGATGGGAAACCCTTTGCATGAGTTGGTCTTCGTGCATCGTATAAGATAGACAAGCGATCGCGTGGCACTATGCCTGACGATTGCGCCGATAGGGTACCATGCTACAGCCTTAACTGGCTATGCTTTAACGCCCTATTGCCCCCGATAAGACGGTTACTGGTCCGGGGAATAGCCGATAATAAACGGTAGAAAGTCCGTTGCATCGGAGTAGGTTCGAAACAATTCCAGGAATGGAATTGTCGCAAGGATTAACCTTGCCTGATGATGAACCTAAACAAAGAGGATATATCATGAAAAAACAAATTGACGCCATCGAATCCGAACTAAACTCTAATCTCTTTAATTTAACTTTAATCGTCTGCGGTGTTTTAATTCTTTACTGCATTAAGTTTTACGCTTAATAATATAACTAAGGAGTCAATGTATATGTCACAAAATACCTTGAAAATTAATGTTTCACCACCAATTGAAACAAAATGGGGATTTGATTTAACGTCAATCACTGCTGAAAATTGGGGGAGAGTCCTACAGGCAGTTGGTATAAATAAAAAACCAAAACATGAAGACGTTATGTGGATTTGGTCCGGGGACGGAATTAAAATTCACACTGGGAATGATCCAATTTCGGGTAAATATGCTCAAGGCCGTAGAGACGTAGAAAAGGATTATGCCAGCTATATTGGTTTATATGGGGAGAAGGCATTAGTTGAAAAGGCCGCTAAAATTATCCGCGACCTTGCCGACGATATTAAGGAAGAAACACCAAACAATAGTGGATTTATATAAACCGAAATCCAATATTATAGTAATATAACCTTATATTAAGGAGTCGATGATATGTTAACCAAAAATGCTAAAATGAAACGCTCAGAGGGTTCGAGGTTTAAAAAAATATTCAATTGGACCATCCCCGCATTCATGACCAAGGACGGGTTTAAAACCTGCCCAATGGCCGGAGTTTGTGCGTCCGGTTGCTATGCTCGGATGGGCGCTTATGTTTGGTCCAATGTTTACGGAAAGCACGAGGCAAACTTGAAGCTAACCCAAGCCCCTGAATTCGTTCAGGCTATGAGTCTTGAGGTTAAGCGAGTCAAGGCGGACCTAGTCCGTATCCATGACGCCGGTGACTTCTACTCTCTTGAGTATCTTTTGAAGTGGATTGACATTGCAAAACTCAATCCATCGGTGCAATTCTACGCATACACCAAAAGCGTAAGCATGGTCAAAAGTGTGACATTGCCTGATAACTTGACCATTATTTTCTCTCTAGGTGGGCGAGAAGATTACTTGATTGACACAAAAACCGATCGGCATAGCCGAGTTTTTTCCTCGATTGAACAATTGCAAGCTTCGGGATACGTCGATACTAGTCACGACGATACCCATGCAATCGGCGTCAATCATCGAATCGGGTTAGTATACCACGGCAATAAAAAATTCGATAACACGGCATGGGATCGGGTTAGCGCATAATAAAAGAAAGGGCCGCGATATGGTTAAGGAATTGCTAATAGATCATAATGGGCGGGAATTATACCTAGTCGGGAAAGTGTACTATGGGAATAGACTTGACCCTGAAGATAGGGGCGATATCACAGGGTTCAAAGTATTCGATGAACTAACAAGCGAGGATATCACTGAGGAACTTTCTTGGACTGAGCGCGACAAGCTGGAACAAATTCTTTTCGATCAAGGAAAATAATATAGCAATTTTTTGATGCGGCGTGAGCCGTGACATAGCCTAGGGACGGGCCGATTTTTATAATAATTAAGGAGTCTTTGTGTGTGAAGTAAACTGTTTTTGTTTAGTGTGTGAATTAGAAAACGCCGATCGTCGCGGAATTATTACCCTAGAGAATTCAGACCGTGATGAATTAACTAGAGAAGAGCTTAGGGATTTAGACTTATTCGATGAATTTGTGAAGGCTGGCTTGGGTAGTTAATATATGAAAAAATTAGTGGCAATCGTATCGGTGGTAACGGTAAATGGGGATATACTTTGGCATACCAGAAAGGGATTAAGTGACGATAAAACAAGGGCAACTATATTCAAAACAGTCGAGCATGCTTTAAAATTATGCAGAAAAAAATATAGCCCAATACTAGGGATTGAATTAAAAAATTGGAAAGCGAGCGAATTATGAGCGTTGACATGATTTTTTTTCTTAATCTTTTCATGAGTTTAACGTCTATCGTTATATCAACTTATATTCTTTTGGGTAAATAACATGACAAAGGCAAATATGGTTTGGAGATTAATTCAGAAGTCTAAAGGAAAATTTTTCTCAATTACTTTCGAAAAGAAGGACGGGACACTCAGAAAAATGGTATGCCGCACCGGAGTAAAAAAACACTTGAAAGGTGGAACATTAAAACATAATCCAGCGGAATTCGGGCATGCTATCGTGTATGATGTTCAGAAGAAAGGATATAGAACGATCAACATGAATACAGTAAAGGATATCAGTCTATGAATAAGACACCTGAAAAAAACTTAGTCGATTCAATTATTAGATATGAAAATGGTGAATTGCAACAGGCCGAAATCATTGAATTTTTTCAAGACTTAATCGACTCGGGAACGGCATGGCAACTGCAAGGTACATACGGAAGAACAGCGAAAACTTTAATCGACTTGGGATACTGTACAAAATAAAAAAAAACCTGTTGTAACGAATAAAAAAATAATATAGAAATAAATTAAGGAGTAAGAAAATGGAAAACCAAAAGATTGTTAATGTAGCAGATCAAGCCCATCCTAAAATGTCCCCACGGTATAAGACCGTCCAAACTAATCTTATTGCGCAGAAGTTCAAAGATCTTGGATTCATTGTAGATGGTGTGCATCATCGACGTTCTCGCACTTTGCAAGCCGGTTATGGGCGGCATATGGTAAAGCTATCACATCCTGAACTACTCAAGTCAACCGATCATAATGATGTGAAGATGCAACTAATCGTCACGAATTCTTTTGACGGTTCTTCTGCATTCAAAATTCAACTCGGGTTCTTTCGGTTTGTATGTGCCAACGGAATGATTGTCGGTGAAACTCTTGAAAGCTATAAGCATAAACACACTGGAATGATTCTTGAAGAACTAGACGAGTCAATTGAACGGATTGCCGCACAAGTTAAGAATCTTTCAGGACTCCTCTCTAAAATGAAAGAAAAAAATCTTTCCACTGCACAGATAATCTCATTCGAGCATGAGGCCATGAAACTTCGGAGTGATAAAATTCAGGCAGTCGAGTGGACTGCTCGGCGTGAGGAAGATAAGCCTTTGGATTTGTTCACT